AGCAAAGAGAATCTGGTCATTCAGCAAGATGCTGTTCGATGGTTTACTAAAACTACCGGGGTTACTGCTTCTTGGTTTATTGATGTCTGTGATCTTGCTAACCTTAACTATAGTCAAGTTCGTGACTTTGCTGGTCGACTCATCCGTGAACCTGAAAAAGTTGATTTTGAACGAAAGAGATTAAACGTGTTATTAAATATGAGACATGGAGAAGATAATGACAAGTGACGATCCGGTTAATCACCCAGCCCATTATACGGTAGACAAAGGTATAGAGTGTATAGATGCGATTGAAGCTACTCTGACACCCGAAGAATTTTACGGATACTTACGAGGGCAGGTTATAAAATACGTTTGGAGATGTAATTATAAAGGCAAACGATTAGAAGATTTAGAAAAAGCTGAATGGTATTTAAAAAAATATATTAACACATTAAAGAAAGGGGAATAATTATGGATCCGGTATCTATAATAGTTGGACTAGCTATGAACTTTTATACATTAAGTAACATAGATTTTTTTCAACAACGAGCTATTAACGAAAAAACGATGGATTGTGAATGGGAGTATGTCGGTAAAACAAAAGCTGATCCAGCTAATACCAGCTTAACTGTTTTTG